CATCTACCCCAAGAAAGAAGTTGATTGGGCAGCTGTGGCTAAGGCAGCTAAGGCTGGCAAGGAAAACCTACAAGATTATGGTGGGTCTTTCGTTATGAATATGGTTGGTGACGCCCATGCTGAAACCAATTCCAAGGGCTTGATTGAAGTCCGTCATGGCGGTACAGGCTTCATGCTTATCAAGCGGGGTGTATTTGATGCACTTACCCCCCATGTTCCGACATACCGGGTAACATCTTACCAAGACGCTGAAGGTAACTATGTTAAGCCCCTAACCCATGAGTTCTTCGCCACTAGCATTGACGATAGTGGTGCGCTGTTGTCAGAAGATTATCACTTCTGCGAACTGTGGCGGAAGCATGGCGGTAAAATCTACGCTAACCCATTTATTAAACTGGAGCACGTCGGCACATACGTGTACGGCGGGGACATCCTTAGAGCAGGAGGCAATCTAAAATGAGTATCAAGTCCAAGGTATCAGAAAATTGCTTTAGGTACTCACTGGTCTTCAGTTTTACGTTCTCCTAAACCTGAGCTTAGGGATACCCAAGTAGGCGGAGATCACTACGCTTCCAAGACCGTCCAGCCTTGGGACGCGATGGAATCTTGGATGAGCCGAGAAGAGTTCTCTGGTTTTTTACGTGGTAATGTTATAAAATATGTGTCACGGTATCAAGATAAGGGTGGCCTAGAAGACCTACAAAAGGCTAACCACTATCTGAGCAAGCTAATCGAAATCACCAACAAATAGGCAGCAAAATGGTTACGTGGTCCTACAGTAGCATCAAGACTTTTGATCAGTGCCCTAAGAAGTACTACCATCTGAAAGTCGCCAAGGACGTTAAGGACGAGGCAGGTGCTGCTGCAGACTACGGAACTGAAGCCCATACGGCTGCTGAGTTATACGTTAAGTTCGGCACCCCCATCCCATCTAAGTTTAAGTTTATGGCTCCCATCGTGGACGCCTTCAAGAAGATTGAAGGTGAGAAACACGCCGAAATTAAATTAGGCATCCGTAAGACAGAGGCAGGGTATGAACCTTGTGGCTTCTTTGATACCGAGGTGTGGTGGCGGGGTGTCGCTGACTTGGTTATCATCAATGGTAACAAGGCTTATGTAGTGGACTACAAGACAGGCAAGAACGCGAAGTACGCAGACACTAAGCAGTTAGATTTGCTAGCTGGTGCGATTTTCCTCCATTACCCACAGGTGATGCGGATCAAGTCGGCCCTAGCATATGTTGTGAGCAACGAGTTTATACGACGTGAACATCTGGCAGAAATGCGTGACTTATATTTAGGTGTATTTGATTCAGAGCTTGAGGGTCTTACAGCTGCTCAAGAATCTGGAGTGTGGAACGCAAAGAGCAGTCCTTTATGTGGCTGGTGCCCCGTGGTATCTTGCGAACATCATCGCCCTAGGAGGTAATCATGGCCTACGTAAATAAGCCGCGCCCTTACAAGAAAGAGTATGCTCAGTACCAAGGTACAGCCGAGCAGAAGAAAAACCGAGCAGAACGCAATGCTGCAAGAAATGCAGCACTCAAGGCTGGCAAGGTCCATAAGGGTGATGGCAAAGATATCGACCATATCAAGCCGCTGTCCAAAGGCGGCAGTAATAAGACGAGTAACCTACGTGTCCTAAGTAAACATGCAAATCGTTCCTACGCGAGAAACAAAGATCATTCGGTGAAATAATGCAAATCCATGAGAATAAGGCGCTGCTTATCCAAACTAAGCAGCCTAACCTCATCACTGACCGCATACAGAAGAGCAAAATTATATCTTCATACGGTGATGAATACGAAGTGGCTGTCCATTGGGGCCTTACTGAGGCCCAAGAGCTAACAAAGTTAGGTGCCAATGCACCATCTCCTATCGACCGTGACTACCAATGGACTGGTAAGCACAAGCCTTACGCCCACCAGAAGGAAACCTCTGGCTTCCTGACCCTTAACCCCAAGGCTTTCTGCTTTAATGAGCAGGGTACGGGTAAGACTGCATCAGTAATCTGGGCAGCTGACTACCTCATGAAGATCGGCAAGGTTAAGCGCGTCCTAGTGCTATGCCCCCTGTCCATCATGAAGTCTGCATGGCAGCAGGACCTATTTAAGTTCGCCATGCACCGCAGTTGCAGTGTGGCTCATGGTACACCTGATGCCCGTAGGAAAATCCTCAAGGCTGGTTCGGACTTTGTCATCATTAACTTTGACGGCATTGGCGTAATCAAGGAGGAGATCATGGTGGGTGGGTTTGACCTGATCGTGGTGGATGAAGCCAACGTCTATAAGAACCCAAGCACTGCCCGCTGGAAACTATTCCGCGATGTCGTCAAAGACGTTAAGTGGCTATGGATGCTTACAGGTACGCCAGCAGCGCAGTCTCCTATAGATGCATATGGTCTAGCCAAGCTGGTTAACCCTGAAGGTACGCCTAAGTATTTTTCTCAGTTTCGATCTGACGTTATGTACAAGGTCACACAGTTCAAGTGGATGCCCAAGCCACAGGCACAGGGCATAGTCCACAAAATGCTACAGCCAGCGATTAGGTTTGAAAAAGATCAATGCCTAGACCTACCTCCTGTTACGCATGTAGAACGTGATGCACCCCTAACCGCCATGCAAGCGGCTTACTACAAGAAGCTCAAGAACCAAATGGCGTTTGAGGCTGCGGGGGAAGAAGTCACTACGGTAAATGCCGCCACCAATATGAACAAGCTACTGCAGATCAGCGGCGGTGCGGTCTATACGGATACTGGAGAAGTCGTAGAGTTCGACGTTAGTAACCGTCTTAATGCCATCCTTGAGGTCATATCCGAATCGACCCACAAGGTGCTGGTGTTTGTGCCCTTCACCCATACCATCGAGCTGTTGCGGGTGGCGCTAGAGAAGCATGGCATCAGCTGTGCGGTTATCAATGGCAAGGTGTCCGTCAATAAGCGTAGCGATATTGTCGAGGCATTTCAGAAGAACCCTGACCCGCATGTGCTGATCATCCAGCCACAGGCTGCGTCTCATGGACTAACCCTGACGGCTGCTAACACCATAATCTGGTACGCACCTGTTACGTCAGTAGAGACGTACCTACAAGCCAATGCGCGGATCAACCGACCCGGTCAGCATAACCCCATGACCATCGTCCATATCCAAGGCAGTGAAGTGGAGGCCCGCTTGTACCAGATGCTGCAGGGTAACATCACCAACCATGAAAAGATTATTGATCTTTATCGTCGTGAGTTAGCTGACGCCGCTTGACTGTGTCTAATGTTAGAGATAGACAGGAAGAGTGAAGGAGCAAATCATGACCGAAGAAACTACCGTCAATTCCTTGGTAGCCATCTACATACAGATGCGTAACGCTATCAAGGCTAAGGAAGCAGAGCACGAGGCTGAGATAGCCGCTCTCAAAGAAGATTTTGATACCATCAGCGCCAAACTGCTTGAGCTATGCAATGAGCAGAACGCTGACAGCATCAAGACCGCAGCAGGTACAGTGTCACGTCGGGTATCTTCTAGGTACTGGACTAGTGATTGGGAGTCCATGCATAGGTTTATCCTAGAACATGAAGCCCCGTTCTTGCTGGAGCAGCGTATCCATAACGGCAATATGAGGCAGTTTTTGGATGAGAACCCTGAGGATTTTCCGATGGGTCTTCAAGCTGATAATAAGTTCGTAATCCAAGTTCGTAAACCAACCGCTAAATAGGGATATACCTAATGTCTAATCTATCTATCTTTAAGGAAGGCACCGTAGCCACTAGTGGCAAGCGTGAGCTTACTGATCTTGCTAAGTCTCTGGCTTCTAGCGGTACTACCCGCCGTATCCAGACTAATACTAACGGAACCTTTAAGCGCATTGTTAATGGTGAGCAGATTGGTAATGCACTTCGTGGCGAGATTAATGTCATCGTTATTGCGGCACTTCCAAAGGTCTCTCGCGTATTCTACAAGGGCGCATATGACCCCGACGCGAAACCCACCCTACCTGATTGTTGGTCCAACCTCGGTGATAAGCCAGAGGCTGCTGCGTCTAACAAACAGGGTGCAAATTGTGCTGATTGTCCAATGAACATCAATGGCTCTGGCACTAATGGTAAGGGTCGCG